GATGTCATACACGCCTCAGCGTCGCGCGCTTCAACTTCCCGTCGTCCATCAGCCGCACCTCGCGCACGGTGTAGGCCACCGCATCCACCGTGATCGCATCGCCACTGGCCAGCGCCGCGAACGTCGCCGCAGGCAAGGTGATCGACTCCTCCTCGCCCAGCGCCATCTGATCGAACATCGCCTGCGTCTCGCGGTCGAGGATCACCTTCGCGGTGACCGCGGAGTAGGTCGCAGACACGCCGAAGTCGGCGAACATGGCGGCGAGGTTCTCGGCGAACGCCATCGCGCTCGTTACGTCGCGCTGGTCGGCGTCATCTTGTCACGGGCCACCAGCACGCCGGCGCACAGGGCCGGGCCGGTGGTTACGGTGCTCACCAGCCGCACGTGCGAGCGCACCTTGCGCTTGTCCACCCGCAGCGCGCCGGTGGATCCGGCTGTGGTGAGCGACGCGGTTTCCACCGCCGGCGAAAGATCCGCCGCGCCGGTACCGGACCCGTCGGTGGCATCCTGCAGTTTGAACACGACGCTGCCGGTCAGGGCGCCGAGGTTGTAGAGCACTTCGAGCATGCCCTCCAGGTTTTTCACAGGCAGCCACGGGCCGTTGTTAACGCCCGCGCTGAACGACGTGGCGCGCAGCGCTTCGGCGGGCGTGTTCGCATAGGCTTCGTTACCCAGCATCCTTGGCTCCTCTGCGCGCCTTGCCCTGCACCAGGTCGGGCACGCTTTCGGTTGTCATCGGCCCGGACCTGGCAGGCGCCGCAGCGCCCACCAGCTCCGCCTTGCCCAGGGTCACCATCTCGCGGGCGGTGAAATCCGCCAGCTCGATGGTGGCCCCGATCTCCTGGCGCGCGCCCTGCACACAGAACGCGCGCAGCACCTTGACTCGCATCGGCGCTTAGGTGATCGACGAGGCGTAGGAGAACCCGCCCGGGTAGCGCACACCGACATCACAGGTGTACCAGCCGCGCACGGCGGTCAGCCCACGGGTGAAGTCGCTGAACGGGTTGGTCATCAGCTCGAGCACGCCCCACTCGGCCAGGATCACCGCCGGCCAGTAGCCGAACAGCATGGTGCCCGCCGACATCTGCGCCGAGCTCATCGCCGGCATGTTGAACAGCGACCCCTGCAGCATGTTGCCCATCCACAGCCGGGTGGTGCCGGTGTTGGGCAGCTCCGGGCGAACCATCAGCAGCGAGGCGACCGCGGGGGTGGTGACGTAACCGCAGCCCGGCAGCAGTGCGTTGTTGGCCGCCACGTCGGACTGGAACTCCAGCACGCCGGCAGCGGCGAGCGAAGTGCCCGACACCGACCCGATGCCCGCGGTGTTGACGATGCCGGTCGGCTGTCCGCTGGTGCCCGAGCCGCGCAGGATGCCCACATCGACCGCGAGGCCGATGTCGCGCGCGATCGAGGTCAGCACCAGCGACTCGGCGTCCGGGGTGGACTGCTGCATCAGCTGGTGGGAGAGCTCGGTCAGCGCCGCGACGTTCTTGGGCGCGAGCGCCAGTTGCCCGATGGTGGGCTGGCTCTCGGTGATTTGCGTGCTCTCGTCCGCCAGCCAGTAGGCCGAGTTGCCGGCGGTCATCTTCGGAATGGTCACGTTGCCGACCAGGCCCGCCATGCGCGTGGCGCCCATACGCAAAGCCACGGAAGTGTTGCGCAGCAGGTCGATGAACGAGCCGGGCATGTTGTCGGTGCTCACCAGGTAGTTCGACCCGGAGACACCGGCCACGGTCATGTCACGCTTGCCGCCCGGCAGGTCGGCCATCAGCACGTCGAGCGGGACGAAGAAGCTCGTCTCCGCGCGCGGCAGGCGGTGCAGGCGCTTGCTGATCTCGGTGTTGCACTCCAGCTCGAAGCCGGCCGCGTTCCACGACTTGTTGACCGAGGCCCGCAGGGCGCGCATCAGGCTGTAGCGCTTGCGATCGCCGGCGGACAGGTCCAGCCGCGCCACCGAGGTGGCGTTATCCTTGCCGCGCTCGACCAGCACCTTGACGATGCCCTCCGACACTTCGTGCATGTCGGCGCCCGACTCGATCCACTGGCGCTCGATGCGCTCGTCGATCTTGTTGGCGCGGCACAGGTTGATGATCGCCGACTTGCGCTTGCCTTCCAGCTCCACCGCGGACAGTTGCGTCGGCGCGGGGGCCTTGGGTTCGGCGACGACGGCTGCGGCGGGTTCGCCCGCCGGGGCGGCTGATGCGACCTTCTCGGTCATGGTCGTGCTCCTTTCAGAGGTAGCGCCTTTCGGCGGGGTGGAAACTGTGGGTGCGCTCACCTTGACCTCGCGTTCCTCGAGGTCGATCGTGCGGCCGATGCCCACGGTGGGGTCGGCCGGCACGGTGACGATCGAGAGCTCGTAGGGCTCCCAGTCGATCGCGCGGTATTCGTCTTCCTCGGCCTTCTCGACGACTTCGTAGATGCGATAGCCGACCGAGACGTTGCGCAGGATGTCGTCTTCGACCATCCCCGCCACCTCTTCGCCGCGGGCCGACTTCGCCAGCCGCACGTCGGCCATCAGGCGGCGGTTTTCGAGCCAGGCCCGTTCGACCACGCCGATCACATCATCCGGGTCGTGGTTGAAAAGCACGTTGGCCCCGCCGTTGAAGCGGGCCAAGCGCACCGACTTTTTGTCGTGGTCGAGGATCTCGGTGCCGAACCAGCGGTGGACCGGCGTCTCGGAAGACACCGACAGCCGCAGCATCCGCTTGCGCTTGTCGTAGGCATCGGCGCGCACTTCGAGCGTGCGTGCGAGCGGGGTCAGCTTCATATCATCGCGCTCCTGATGGGCACCACGCGGGCGCCGGCCTGGTCGACCTCGTCGTCGGCAGGTGCGGGCTTGGTGGCGCGCGACGGCGCCGCGGGTGCGCGTTCGGCGTCCGCCGCCGGATCGGTGTCGAACTGTAGGTCCTTCTCTTCCATCATCTCGAGCTCCATCTCACGCTGCTCGAGCACGTCTTCGATGTCCTGCCCGCCGCCGGTCTGCGCGATCACATCCGAGACTGTCGTGAAGCCGCAGCGCACCGCGTCCTTGTAGGCCTGGACTTCCTTGGTCGGGTCAATCCAGCTCCACCCGCGCGGCTTGAATCGCGCCGCCTGATAGCGCAGCGGGTTGGCGCCGTAATCGTCCAGCCGCAGGCCCTCGATCGCGCCGGACAGCGCGGCGGCGTTCATCCAGGCGCGGTGCACCTCACAGCGGAAGGCACGGATAAACCAGCCCTGCAGCATCCGCCACAGGTCGCGGTCGTCCAGCAGCGCCAGGCGCGAGCTCGAGTAGTTGCTCTGCGAGTAGTCGCGCGACAGGCTCTCGTAACTCACCCCAACGCCCGCGGCCACCTCGCGCAGCATCATCCGCATGAACGGGTCCATGGCCGGGTTCGGGCGGTTGGGGTTATTCATCACGACGTCGTAGCCGGGCGGCAGCTGCTCGATCAGCCCAGCCTCGAGCTGGATCTGCTTCTGCCCGCTCTCGCCCGTGACATCGCCCACCAGAGGCGTGGCATCCGGCGTTTTCAGAAACGCCATGTACGCCGCCGCGCCGCGCGCCGCGACGATCTCGGCCTCGCTGTAGCCGTCCATGTCGTTGAGCCGGGTCGCAACCGCGTGCAGCCAGGGCACGCCGCGCGACTGCGGCCAGCGGTCGACCACGTACAAGTGCAGCATCTGCTCGGCCGGCACGCGCACCAGCTGATCGGGCAGGCTCGTGCCGGCGAACGTGTCGCCCGGGTGGCCGCTGTGGATCCAGTAGGCCACCGGTCGCTGGAAGCGGTCGACCTCGACCCCCATGCGCACCTGGTTGCCGGCGGGCGAGCGCGCAATGCTGTAGTGCTCGGCCAGGCGCTCGGCCTCGATCACCTCGAGCGTGAGCGCCACCTCGCTCTCACCCATCGCCACCGGGTGCTTGCGGATGAACACCTCGCCCGCCTCGAACACCTGGCCCATCGCCAGGCGCTCCAGATCGGCGAAGTGCAGCCGGCCGCCGGTGTGGCAGCTATCGGCCCGCGTCCAAGCCTCCCAAGCCTGCTCGATCGCCTCGTTCAGGCGCCCGTCGAGCTTGCCGCGCGGATAGCGCACCTGCGCCTGCAGCCCGATGCCCGGGCCCACCACGTTGTTCACCACGATCACCTTCGCCCGCTTGGCGAAGGCCGCATCGCGCACCAGCGCGCGCGAGCGCCCGCGCAGCCGCTGCAAGCTGCTTACCAGCTCGGCATCGGCCGTGCTGTCCGACGAGGCCCACCCCGCCGCCAGCCGCCCGCCCTTGGCCGCGTGGTACATGCGCACCTGCTCGCGCG